ATATCTAAACGAAGGACTAATGAAAATAGAAGCTGATGACTTCTATGCAAAAGATAGATACACAATAGTGTATGAGGAAATGCCAGTTGAATTATAAACAACAGCTAGCAGTAATAGAAGGGCTATTCATTCCACCAGATACATCTGTTAGAATGGATTGTCCTTTTTGTTCTGGTAAAAATACTTTATCAGTAGACACATCAGCCAACAATCTTAGTTGGTATTGTTTTCATGCATCATGTAATGCCAAAGGTAAATATCAAGGAGAAAAAAATATGAACTATGTAACAGATACATTTAAACAGAAAGAAGAAATACAAAATTTAAAATTTGAAATGCCAGATAGTTTTACATCTGTATATTCAGATGAAAAAGCAATGAAGTACCTACATAAAAATAATTGTTGGGAAGCATGGAGTTGGGGCAGAGCCACAATAAAGTTTGACATAGCACAGAACAGAGTAGTCTTCTGTGTTAAAGACCCAGAGACAGATGAGATTGTAGGTGCAGTAGGTAGAGGATTAAATTCTAAAGTCTATCCTAAATGGTATATGTATGGTAATAAAGATGTACCATTTACTTGTGGGTTGACAGAGCATAAGGAAGCTATACTTGTAGAAGATTGTGCCTCTGCTTGTGCAGTATCTAATGTACTAACTGGCATAGCTTTGATGGGTACATCATTAAAAGAATCTCATAAGAAACACTTGACACAATACAAAAAATTGTATATAGGGTTAGATCGAGATGCAACAACTAAATCATTTGCTATTGCTAATGAACTTAAATCTTATGGTATTAAGAATGTTCATGTTAAAACTTTAGAAGATGATTTAAAATATTATGGGACAAAGGAGATAGAGGAGATGTTTAATGACTGAAGAAATGATGAAAGAAATATTAGAGGATTGGAATAGTTGGAAGTATGACATCATAGAGTTAAATAATTCTACATGGAATACCAGAGATCAAAGTAAACTAGAAACCATAACAGCAATACTAGAAGAACAATTAGAATTGCAGAAAGCAATTAAAAGAAGATGATAGAAAAACAAATAATTAAATTAATGTTAGACAAAAAGTTCTATGCAGAATACAAAGGTCAAGTATCTCGTAATGTATTTCAAGGTAGCTTTGGTTCTTTGTACGATACAATACAAAAAGCACATGACAAGTATGATGCTGATATAAGTATTGATGAGTTATATTCTTTGCACACTACTGTATTTAATCCTGCACTAACACGAGCAGCGAAAGAACAGTTCAGTGAATTACTTGAAGATATAAAAGAAACACAAGAGCCATCAAAAGAAATAGCAGATGACATTATAAAAATATTAATTGAAAGAGATGTTGCACAGAAGATAGCAATTGAAGCCACAGAAATATTTAATGGTAAGCCTGCAGACTTTAATTTTATTACAAATCTAATTGAAAAACATAAGACGGGATTACCTACAGAAAAATTAGAGGCAGTAACAAATGATATTACTCAATTACTCGATGAGTTAAATGTTGTAAGTAAATGGCAATTTAATTTATCTGTACTAAAAAATAATATAGGTGGAATCGGTCCAGGAAATCTTATGATTGCATTTGCTAGACCAGAGACAGGTAAGACAGCATTTTGGGTGAGTCTTGTATCAGCACCATATGGATTTGCTGAACAAGGTGCAAAGGTACATGCATTTATAAATGAGGAACCTGCAGTACGTACACAGATGAGAGCCATCAGTTGTTTTACTGGACTTAACAAAGAACAGATTGTAGACGATATTGATGCAGCACATGATGAATGGATTAAAATAAAAGATAATATTAAAATGATTGATACAGTTGATTGGTCTATGGATGATATTGATAGTCATTGTGAGAAACATAAACCAGATATTATTGTTATAGATCAATTAGACAAAGTAAACATGAAAGGTACATATGCACGAACAGATGAAAAGCTACGAGCAATCTATACAAGTGCAAGAGAGATAGCAAAGAGAAGAGAATGTGTAGTCATTGCTATATCACAGGCATCAGCAGATGCACACAACAGAGATCATATATCATTTGATATGATGGAGAACTCTAAAACAGGTAAGGCAGCTGAAGCAGATTTAATTATTGGTATTGGTAATAGAGCATCTAATGATCCTACTAATAACAGTAGAGTATTAAACATAAGTAAAAATAAAATAACAGGTTGGCATGGAGATCCATCTTGCTTGTTAGATAAATATATAAGTAGATTTACAGATTAACGGAAAGGAAAATATGATAACAACAATAGATGTAGAAACATCATATCAAAAAACAGAGGCAGGTGGCTTTGATCCATCACCATTTAATCCTAATAACATATTGGTTAGTGTAGGTATAGATTCTAAATATGGGGATGAGTATTATTTTTTAAATCACTCTGAAAGAGTTAGTAGAGGTGGTGCTGCAAGAATACAAGAAGTACTAGATGANACAACTTTACTTATAGGTCACAACATTAAATTTGATTTAAGTTGGTTGCTTGAGGCAGGATTTAAATATACAGGAAATGTATACGATACAATGATAGGTGAATATGTATTAAACAGAGGTGTTCGTAAAAGTTTAACATTGCTTATGTGTTGCCAACGTAGAAAGCTAGATGCTAAAGATGATGCAGTAAAAGAATATATGGATAGAGGTGTATCATTTGAAAATATTCCTGCAGATATTGTATTAGAGTATGGTAAAATAGATGTAGCTATTACTAGACAGTTGTTTGATTCACAAATGGCAGACTTAAGAACAGATAAACATAAAGGTTTGTTAAAGACAATTAAAGTTATGAATGAGTTTTTAATTGTGCTTACTGATATGGAACGTAATGGTATCAATGTAAACTTAGATGATCTTAAACAAGTAGAAAAAGAATACAGAGCAGAGTTTGCATATCTAAAACAAAAGATAGATAAGATTGTATATGAAAAGATGGGAGATACTAAGATTAATCTAGGTAGTCCAGAACAATTATCATGGTTAATCTATTCTAAAAAACCTAAAGATAAAAATCAATGGGCTAAGATATTTAATACAGGTGTAGATAAATTTACAAAGAAGAATAAGAAAAGACCTAAGTTTTCTTTTGCACAATTTAGAACATTAGTAGCTAATAACTCTGAGCCTATATATAGAACTATGGCTAGTCAATGCTTACATTGTGCAGGTAAAGGTGTAATAAGAAAAGTTAAAGTTGATGGCACACCTTATAAAAAATATAGTAAGTGTGATGATTGTCATGGTGAAGGATTTACATATGCTAACATGGCTAAACTTGCAGGATTTAATCAAAGACCTAGAAGTGTATATGATGTATCAGACTCTGGATTTAAAACAGATAGAATAACTTTAAATAAAATTGCAGGAGAAGCTGAAGGAGAGTTTAAAGATTTTATTGATGCTATTCTTAGACACAATGCTATCTCTACATACTTAAATACTTTTGTAGAAGGATTACAAAACTTTACAAATGACAATGGTTTGTTACATCCTAAGTTTATGCAAGCTGTTACAGCTACAGGTAGATTATCAAGTCGTGATCCTAACTTTCAAAATCAACCTAGAGGTAATACTTTTCCTATACGTAAAGTTATACAATCTAGATTTGAAGGTGGACAAATTATAGAAGTAGACTTTGCACAACTAGAGTTTAGAACTGCAGTGTTTCTTGCACAAGATAAACAAGGTATGGAAGATATAAAAAATAAAATAGATGTACATAGATTTACTGCTGATGTAATTGGTGTATCAAGACAAGATGCAAAGGCACACACATTTAAACCTTTGTATGGTGGTACAACAGGTACAGATGCTGAAAAGAAATACTACAAAACATTTGCAGAAAAATATAAAGGCATATCTAAATGGCATGAGGAATTACAAACTCAAGCTATAACTTATAAAAGAATTAAGTTACCTACNGGTAGAGAGTATGCATTTCCATATGCAGAACGTATGCCTTGGGGTGGTTCTAGTTATGGTACTCAAATAAAAAATTATCCTGTGCAAGGTTTAGCTACTGCTGACATTGTGCCTTTGGCTTGTATAAAAATATATGAGTTAATGAAAAAAGAAAAGGTAAAGAGTTTACTTATTAACACAGTTCACGATTCTATTGTGGCTGATGTTTATCCTGGAGAAGAAGCTGTAATGAGTAAGATATTTGATGAGGGTACAGCATCTGTAATACCTGCTATGCAAGAGTATTATGGAATAAACTTTAATGTTCCACTTGACACAGAGATCAAAATGGGATATGATTGGTTAAATATGAAGGAGGTCACAAATGACACAAACTAATCTAATACTAAAGATGGTGAGGTTTAGCCACATTAAACCACTAATAACAATTGAGTTAGTCATGGATAACTACAGCGATGCTTTAGATATATCTGATAAACTTAATGATATTGCTAAAGCAAAAGATGAAAGCACAACATCTTATTTTGTGCAAACAATTGATATACCAGTCTTGACTAAAGAAGTCTACGATGATGACAGTATACCATTTTAATATAGGAGTAATATGTATATAGAAAAAACTAAAATAAAAGTAATAGGTACTAAGTATGAACGTGGTGGTAAAGAAAAAAAGAATGCTACATTATCAGAGTTTAACTTTGATGATGGTATTCAATCTAAAGATTTATCTAAGTTCTTACAAAGTCTACAAGAAGAACAAGGTCACAGATTCTGTGGTGAGACTACTTGCAATATAACAATAGATACATCTAAGGAGTACTAATGAGTATACCTCTACTAGACAAAGAGTTGTGGGAAGACTATGCTGATGATGAGCAAGAAGAAGCTTATGATATGCTACAAGATTTAAAAGCACAGTGTGATGCTAAACCCACAATGTTATATATAAATGAACATGAAGAACTACAAAGTTATTTAATGTGGTTTGCTCGTTTGGAAGATTTATCTTACGAGATTACTGAAGGAGAGACTAAAGTATGCTAGAAACTATACTTGGATGTGCTATTGTGTATGTGTTAGTAGGATTTTTTATTAATGAAATATTCTAAAATAACACTTGACAAATTAGTAGAAATGTGGTATAAGCAAATCAATAATCAAGGAGGTTATTATGGATAATAACATAACAAATATAAATGAAATGTCTCAAGAGCAAATTATGGAAGCTATTGGGCAAGACGATGGTTCAAGTAAAGGAGTAAATATTCCTAGACTTGGAATCAACAGATCACCAGAAGATGACGAGGGTAATCAATTACCTGTTGGTAATTTATTTACCTTTGATTCTAATGTAGGTCAGAATGTATATGGTAAGCCAGTTACATTTAGACCATTCATAAGTGCAATGCAATACATGCACTATGATCCAGATAAATCTGAGTATGTAAACAGATCTATTATTTTCAAGAATTGGAAAGAAGAAGCTGTAGATATACTTGGTGGTACAAAATGTGGTAAGGTTCCTTTTAAAGATAGGGAATCTTTAACACCAGAACAACTAGCAGAACAAAGAACAATAAGATGTTATAGATTATTGTATGGTCTGTTATCATTTAAAGGAGTAAAAGCAAATGGCGAAGAACACACTGTTTCTAATCTGCCTGCTCTATGGAGGGTTACAGGTACAGCATTTGCTCCAGTTGGCTCTGCGTTAGATCAGATTACTAAACGTAAAAAACTTATGTTTACTACTACATTATCAGTAGATACTAAGAGACAGAAAAAAGGTGGTAATGTTTATTACACACCAGAGATTGCTGTCAATGCTGATGCTGGTTTAGAGATGTCAAAAGAAGATATGGAAACTCTTGGAGTATTTCAAGAAGTTATCACTAAAGAAAATACAGAAGTGATAGATCTATATAAGTCTGCTAAGAAGAGCAACTATGATTCGTCTGATAAAGATATGAAGAAAGTTGTGGATCAAGTTGAAGATCCTGTAGATGTGTTGGCATCATAATGAACGATATACTTCTAAAAGTTCAAACGTATCTAGATAAATCTAATAAAGAATCTATTGATGTATCTGATACACTAGTAGAAGAGTTTGGTGAGGCATGTAAAAGTGCCTTACGCAAACAGTTCTCTGAGCAAAGACGAGAGGGCTTTAAACCAAGAATGTCAAGTATAGGTAGACCATTATGTCAATTGCAAATGGAGGCAAAGAATGTAAAGGGTGAAGGTCAACCATACAATGTAAAGATGAGAAATACTTTTGGAGATCTTGTTGAGGCATTGGCTATATTTGTAATGAAATCAGCAGGAGTAGAAGTAAAAGATGAGCAGAAAAAAGTTAAACTTAAATTTAAAGAATCAGAAATTGAAGGCAGGCTTGATGTTAAGATTGATGAGAAAGTGTGGGATATTAAAAGTGCGTCACCATATTCATTCGATAAAAAGTTTGGAAGTGGGTTTGAAGAAGTTGCAAGAGACGATGCGTTTGGATATGTACCTCAAGGATATCTTTATAGTGAAAGTGAGAAGATGCCTTTTGGTGGATGGATTGTAATTAATAAATCTACAGGTGAGTGGACAGTATGTGAAACTCCTATAGATGATAATGAATACAGAGTTAAAGCGTTAGCTAGTGCAGAAGAAAACATAACAGCTATTGAAAATAAAGTACCATTTAAAAGATGCTTTAAAGATATAGAAGAAACATTCCGTACTAAGAAAACAGGTAATAAAGTTTTGGGCATGGCTTGTACATTTTGCCCATACAAACTTCCT